GGGATAGGCTCGGGGACGGTGTTAGGATACGACATGAAGAAAGCCGCTCAAATAGTAAAAAGAGAAAACGCAAGAGTCGCGAAAGTGATTGGAATTAATCAATCAGCTAGATGTACAACCGTAAAGCCTGCAGGGACAACATCTCTGGCATTAGGAACATCATCTGGTATTCACGCATGGCATAATGATTACTATGTACGTAGAATCAGAGTTGGTAAAAATGAAAGTATATACAAATATTTAGTTGAAAACCACCCATTGTTAGTAGAAGATGAGTATTTTAGACCTCACGACACAGCTGTAATTAGTATACCTCAAAAAGCACCTGAAGGTTCTATACTTAGAACTGAATCACCTTTTCAATTACTTGAACGTATAAAAAAGGTTGCTACAGAGTGGGTTGCACCTGGTCATAGAAAAGGATCTAACACTCATAATGTTTCTGCTACAGTAAGTTTGAAAGCTGAAGAGTGGGAAGACGCTGGAGAGTGGATGTGGAATAACAGAAAGTACTATAATGGTTTATCTGTATTACCGTTTGATGGTGGAACATATACTCAAGCTCCTTTTGAGGATATTGACGAAGGAACTTATATAAATAAGTTACAACATTTAAAAGATATAAACTTAGAACATGTTATCGAAACAGAGGACAACACTGATCTTAGTGGTGAGCTTGCTTGCGCTGGTGGTGCTTGTGAAATTACCTAGTTGTAAAAAAATAAAAAATGACTGGACTACTTTCCGAATAAAGGAAGGTGGTCACAGGTCTACTAACGCTATAAACTTTTGTGGTAAAAATGACACTGTTTTTAGTTGGGACATAATATTTGACTCTACAGCTAAGTATATAACTAATGAAAAAGAAAACCAATATGACATAAATAAGCTTATAGGTTGGTCCGACTGCGGAGATAATCATTCAGATAACTCAATTAGATTTGGTTGGAGATGGTTGGATGATAGTTTAGAAATACACTGGTTTAAACACGATGCTGGTATATTTACTTTTGATTTAATAAAGAAAATAAGCTTGTGTCAAACTCATAACTACGAATTAATTATATACACTTGGGATTACAAAATGGGAGTAGATGGTACCTATGTTTATGTACCTAGAAATTGTGTACAAAGAAAAAGAAAGTATATGCTATATCCTTATTTTGGAGGAAACGAAACAGCTCCTCATAATATAACAATTAAAATCAAGAATTAATGGAATTTATTAAATGGCTTTTTACAGATCATTACTTTAATAACAAGCAAGGTGTTATAAAGTTTTTAGGAACTATAATGTTTGTTTGTTTTGGAGTTTATGTGCCTGGACCAGTGCTAGAAGAGTACTACGGCGGTTGGATACCTATTTGGCCAGTGTTAGGTTGCTTTTTAGCAATATATGGAGGTTTGATAGGTATAATATACCAACCATATCAAATCTACAAAAGAGTTAAATAAATAAAAGGGAGGTCTTACGGCCTCCCTTTTTGGTTACAGGAACTTTGGGTATGGTGCCCAGTTTTTTTGTTCCTTATTATCTAGTTGGAAATTTAGATTTTTTACTACTAGTTGGTGGAAGGTTGATAGTTGGCCCAAGGTTAGGCGTATAACCTCCAGAAGATGTAGAACCAGGAAAGCTGGATTTAGGTTTGTCTTTACCTTTCACTATATCCTTCATAACTTCTTTGTTTACCATCCAAGGACTTTGACCAGCAAATACTGCGAATTTTTGCCAAAAAGTATTTCTAACATCCATTACAAACCTATAGTCATCGACTCTTTCAACTATTTCTTTTGTAATACCTTGGTTAGTTCCAAGGGCGTATACTTTTGTAGCAGCTTTTAAATAAGGCATGATTTCTTGATCTTTAAAATCTAGATCTTTTTGCTTCTTAATATCTTTTACATCATAGTTTAGTCCTTTAATAAGACCTGATCTAACTGATATGGCAGGAGACATATTATCCAACATTGATAACATAACATCAACACCATCTTTTCTAGCGTTTTTAGGATCATCAGACATATAAGTACTTAAACCTTTATATATAGTTGTTAGTATCTTACCTTGAGTACCTGTACCGTTTATTATACCCTCCACTTGAGACTGCATTCTTCTAGCTTTAGACTCATCTAATTTTTCAGCTCTTGTTTCAGGGTCCATTTCATCATCTAAATATGTGTACATTACTCCATCTGAAACTGCTGCAAACATAGCTGTTTGTGCAATCATATAATTAGAAAATGTTAGTAAGTCTCTACTAGATTTTCTCATATCAAGCTTACCAGTATCATAGCTCTTCATCAACGACTTATTAAGAGCTGTTATTGCGTTATTGTTATATCTTATTGGTGTATTTAAAAAGCCAGTTGTAAGTTTACCTAAAGCTCCTTTTTGCCCAACTGAAACTCTATTCGCCCACATTGATTGCTGAGTATTTTCCACAAAAGTTATAAACTCTTTATAAACTATTTCTCTAGCTTTATCTTTACCCATGCCTGGATTTTCTTTCATTACAGCTGATATTCTTTGAGGTATAATATAAAAAGCTCCTATACCTATAGCGGCTTTATCACCAGTACTTGATAAAGCAAATGATAAACCTACACTTTTGTTTTTTAAACCTTGCCAATTACTTTTTAAATCATTTAACTCATTCATTGCTAGATCAAAATTTTGACCACGCTGTTTCATGTAATCACTTTTGTAAAACAAAGCAAGTTCTTTCACATTTTCAGTTATATCTTTAAGGCCATTTGGTTTCATTTTCCAAGGTCTAACACCTTTACCATATCCTAAAAATAAAGTTGAAGAAACTCCCTGACCAATAAATGATCTGACACTACCAACTAAACCTAGCCTTGTAAAACCTAAGGCAAAACCCATGGCTTTTTTAGTACCAGGATCTTGGTAAGTGCTCAACCTTCCATTTTTGATAAATTCTATAACACCTTCCATATTAGGTTTCCAGTTTTTATCTCCTATTTCTAAAGCCATTTTATCAATATTTTCTTTACTATATATAATATCAAAATTCTCTACAGTTTGCTTCATAAATTCAGGTCTAATATTTTTTATACCCATTTGTAAGTCTTGAAAAATATTACCTGACTGCCAGTTTTCACTAGGTTTAAAATAAGTATTACCTTCAGGAGTAGAGCTAACTACGTCAGACATCAACTTGTCAGCATATATTTTAGCGCCTGGATTATTAAGTACATATTCGTTCATAGCCAACATTTCAGCATCTGTTAAACCTTCTGGTTTAAAACTATTTTTATTCCAACAGTAAACTCTAACACAGTCTTCAACAGTAAACGCTCCTACAGCAGGTTTTTTTATATTTAAAGCAAACTGTTTATCTTTTCTCCCAAGTTTAGTAATACTTTTGTTTAATCCTTTATAGTCATTTAATACTTTTATTTCAAAAGACCTATACTCCATGGTCTCTTTATCAAAGACACCGTTAGTCATATTGTCAACATACTCATAATCTTCTCTATACTTAAAGAATCTACTTGATAAAGTTGACAGGTGTTGAAAGCTATTAGGCAAGAACCTAAGCTTGTATTTTAGTCCTGATTGCGCTTTTTTAATTTCAGCCGGAGACATAGGTTTTCTGTTTTTAGCAGATAAGTTTCTATTCATTATCTCTAAAGTATTTGCTTTTAATCTTTCTGGATTATTTTCTAGTCTTTCAGAGGCTTGAGCACTTAAATTAGGATCTTTAGCGGGGTTTTTAACTACAGATATCTCATTAGCGTTTAACTTGTTATATAGTTGGCTAGAAACAGCTTCAGGTATTGTACCTTCTTTTAACAACTCTGTGTTTACAGTAAAAAAGTTTTCGCCATTATCTATTTTATATTGCTCAATGTTTGCTGCTAACTGATCATAAGTTTTAGAAACAATAGCATCACCTAGTCTTCTTTGACCTCTATCACCTCTTTTTCTGTTCATAGATAAAGATCTTTCCTTACTAACATCAGCATGTAGAATAAAGACTTCGTAACCGTTTTCTTTTAACTCGTTTATTATTTTACTAGAAGAATTATAGCTAGCTCCAGTCATGTCTATAGCCATGCCTTTACCTTGTTTTATTAAGTTAGCTTGTTGAAACTTCTTTTCTTTTATAGATAAAGCCTGTATTTGACCACCTAAACTTCTTTGCTCAGCATTCCATGTAGTTTCGTCTGCAGGCAAGTTTTCGAACTGTGAAACAATATCTTCTTTGAAATTGTCCATGTTGACATTTTCTAATTCTGTTATATTGTTTTTCTCCATGAAAGCTTTAAGCAGTGTAGATTTGCCAGATCCTGGAGCACCCATTGTTATAACTACTTTTCTATCACTGGAGAATTTACCAGTTTGATTAGCCTTTCTAGTAGTGTTAGACGATGCTTGATAAACTATTTCTCCGCCTTTGCTATACACATCTTTGTTACTCTTAACAGTTGGTGCTAATTGAGTTGATTGATTAGTTTCTTGACCTGTAGTTCCAGCAGGTATACCACCATCTCCTTTGTCTACTTCTGTAGGTTCTACTTTCCTTTTGGTAGAAATGGCATTTAACTTAACCATTGTTTTAACTTCTTCTATAGACTTTATATCTATATTATCAACGCTAATGTCTGTTACAGTTTCAGCAACAGCATTACCAGCTTTCTTTTTATTTGCTACTTGTTCACCTGCTTTTTGTATCGACTCAGCTAAAGAAACAACATTCTCACCATCTTTAAAGTAAACATCTTTGTATATGCCAGTGGTAAACAACCTGGATACACCGCCACCACCTGTTTTTAAACTTTTACCTTTTGGCGATTTAAGTACATCAACACCTTTATCTAAATAATTAACTTCACTCCATAGCGAGCTAAATTCAAAATCAGGCATACTGGAAAACTCAGTATTTTTATTAAGCTCTGTTATTATAGTAGACTCCATGCTAACATTAGGGTTCAAATGCTCTACCTTAGATTTAAAATCTACCATAGCTACATAGTCTTTTCCTTCAAAAGAAAAAACTTGTCCAGCACCAACTTTTTTAATGTTGTTTTTAGGTATATACATCATTTGGTTCCAAACCATGTTTCTAGTACCTCCGGTTAAGCCAGAACCTTCTTTACCTATACGAGCTAGATAAATTAATCTATCATTATATTCTTTTTCAGATATTTTCCTACCTTCATTAAGAAACTCTCTCTTAGCTTCGTAGTTAGCTTCAAAAATAGCTTTTCTAGTATCAGCATCTTTTTTATTAAAAACATCGTTGTAAAGCTCTTTTTTACCTTCAAAAGTAGGCTCGTAAGTTTTACCTTTATAAACAAAGTTGCCATTAGACTTTTCAGCCCACTTAGTAACTGGCAAATCTCCAAACTGAATAAAGTCAGACACTTGCTGCATTGTGCCTACTGAATTTAAGTTTTTAGTGTCTTCTATTAAATACTTATACTTTTCATTTACTTTTGAAAACTTGTTTTCACCGATTACAGAAGTTAAGCCAGAATGCTTTTCTGCTTTTTTATACTTACCGTCAGTAACTGTAGGGTCCCATATATAAAGATCAGATCTACCATAACCTTGTCGCCTATCTTGAGCAACCAAATGGTTTAATGATATTCCTTGACCAAACACAAATCTAGAACCTAAATCTAAAGCGTATTTATTTTGAGCATCCCAAGCATCTTTATTAACAAACTGAAATTCTTTTTTTATAGGCTTGCCATTAGCATCTTTACCTACTTCTACTTTATGGCTAAAGTACGGAGCTTTCTTTTTATTTTTTTCACCTTTTTTACCTCTATAATTAAGACTTTCGACATTAACTCCAGTAGGTTGAAGACCACTAACCTCTTGCAATACACCTTCAGTATCTTGCATTTCTACCATTACTTCAACGCTGATATTATCTCTAGCTTCTAAATAAACACCAGCACCTTGCGGACCATCTGGCGTGGAAAGCTCTATCTTATTCATTTTATCGTATATAGATTGATCATCTACATAGGTGTCATTATATATTTCCTCTTCTTTTATCTTGTTAAATTCAGATTTTAACTTTTGATAAATCTCATTATTAGATCCAAAATCTATATTAGTCTTAGCAAGTCTTTCTCTATACTTTTTATTAAAAATTTGAGTCTGTTTAGTGTCTAAACCGTTGCTTTGTGATGCTTGATAAGTGTTGTTGTTTATTTCAACTTGAGTTTTATCTACTGGTCTCAAAGGCGCTGATAGTTTCTCAAACTGTCCAATGTCACCGCTAGTCATTAAAAGCTCATTGTTTGTTGACTCAAACTTATTAGTACTTCTATTAAAAGGATTTACACTTCCTTTATTGTTTACATATATTTCTAAAGCGTTTTGATATCTTGATTGTAGCAATAAGTTGTTTACTTGAACGTATTTACCTGCTATTACAGAACCTGGGTTTTTAGAACCTTCTGGAGCTTTAGTCATCATTGCTTTAAACACTTCGAATCCAGGCGGTGTTATTCTGTAGCCTTTATTACCAGCGTGAACATCACTAACTGAAGTTCCTTTAGCTAGAGATTCTTTAGTAGACATTCTATTTCCATAATCAACCCAATCAAGCCAAGAAGCTTCACCTTCTTTAGGTGTTATCTTAGTCATGTTTTTTATTGACTGAGGATTTTCCATTGCAAAGTCTACAAGCCAATTATAAGTGCTTAATAATTGTTCGTTATATTTTTTAGCAAACGTAGGATCTTTAAGTTTTTTAGGAGTAGGCTTATCAAGCATTGTCATCATAGTAGCTTGATTATCTCCACTAGCAGCTTGTTTGTTAAATTCTGTTCTAAACTTGTTATGATTAAATTTACCATCTTTTTCGATAAATTTATTTACGTCTAATGTTCTAAAGAACATAAAAGCGTTGTTTGTTATTTTACTTTCAGCTTCTATGTTTGAGTTATTTATAGCCTTAGCATCTTTTTCATTTATATATCTTTCTTCTATAGGTTTTTCAGCTTTAGGTTTAGAAAGATCTATAGCATCTGTTATTGCTTCAAGGTTGTTGTCTTGTAATTGAACGTCAGGTCTTGTTATATTATTTCCTTCAGAATCTTTATACTCATAATCTACTTCTACACCTTCTTTTTTTCCTTCTACGTAATTTTTTAAATCAGTCCATTTCAAATTTATTGATTGAAGCCAATTGAAAACAGAACCTTTTCCACCTTCATACTTTCTCATCTTGTCCAAAAGCTGATCGTGTATTCTAGATTTCCATAAATTTTCTTGCTGTTTGTCGTAGTTTTTAGGAAAAGCACTGTAAATTTGATTAACGGCACCTATATTTCTGTCTATTAAGTCTGTCTGTAATTCATCTAACTTAGTTTCAAGACCTTGCTCTGCCAACTCTTTAGCATCTAAGCTCTCTAGCTTTTTCATGTAAGCTATATCTTCAATATTTTTATCAGAAGTCTCTATATTAGACTCCATGTTTTTTATCTCTACCTCTAGCTTTTTTATTTGAGCTTCTGCTTCTGTCTTTAACTCTCCTGTATATTCATTAGACATTTCTTTATACATATCTAATGTTTCTTTCTTTTTATCAAGTCTAGTTTTGTATTCACTTGCTTGACCCTCTTGCATATACATGCTACCACCTTCTTGCTCTGACAGTAAAACAGTTTCTTGAGCATCTAGCTCTATAGCTTTAGTCTCAGGTCCAAAGGCGTTTTCAGCTTTAGCCTTAGCACTTTCCATGGCTATTTGATGAACAAAATTAACACCTAAATCTAAATCTATTTTTTTACCTGTTTCATTTTCAAATGTTGTTTCAAGTAGCTTCTCTAAGCTTTTAACAGCTTCAAAGTTTCCTTTAGTTAAAAGCTCTCCGTCTATTTTACCACTACCAACTTGCTCCATATATCTAGCAAAATATTCAACAACTTGATTAGGTGGTATTTTATCATTAACAACGTCTATATTTAAATCCTTACTAAATTTAGCGTCTAAAGATTTTCTTATCTGTGTTGGTAAAGAATATCTAAACTTATTCATAAATTCAACAAGCTCGGGAGAGTTTCTATTTAAACCCATCCTTCTTATAAGTACATTAACTATAGGGTGTGTGTTTTCATGAATATCTATTTGAGTGTTCTCACCTTTGGTGTTTATAACTAATAACGGAACGCCTATAGATTCACCTGTTGTTTTTAACTGTTGACTGATTAAGTTCAAAGCATCAAGACTCCTATCTTTTGGTATCTTTATCTTACCATCAACTACTAAGTCTGGGAATTGATCAGCCTTAAGTTTGCCTTCATCTATAAGCTTATTTAACGCAACCTCTAGTTCAGCATTGGTTGAGTAAGTTACAACATCACCACCAGCTTCTTTTCTCTGCTCTATAGCTCTATCTATAGCTTCGTTAGCTTTTCTTTGTCTAACATCTTGAGCGGTTTGATCCACGTTCTCTACATTCTTAGATATCTCTTCTTGTCTTTTCTTAAGATTCTCTAAGTTAGTAGTGTTTAGTAATTTACCTTGTTTTTCTAGCTTTTCTAATTCGTATATTTTTTGCTTTAGTCTTTCTGACTCAAGCCTATTGTTTAAGAATTCTTTAGCTTCAGGACTGTTTAAGTCTAAACCTATTTCAGACATTTGGTTTACAACGTCTATAGCATCTTCAACTTGATACTGTATTGCATCTAAAAAGTTTTTATCTTTTTGACCTCTATCTTCTAGTATTTGCTTGAAAACTTCTGGACTATATTGAGAAGCCATAATCATGTAATCTTCAGCGCTTAACCTATTACTCATGAAATTGTCAACAACTTTATTCATCATTGCATCTTTTTCCTCTAACAGTTTAGTTTCTTCAATAAATAAAGAGTGCTCTAGTTCAAATTCTAAAGTTTTGGCTTTATTGTTTTCTATAGCCATTTCTTTTATAGCTGTCAAGCCTCTTCTTTCAATTAATCCGTCTACAATTATATTGAACATGTTTTTACGAACTGGATCTTTTATCTTGCTTTCCATCATAGCTATGGTTACAGCTATTTCGTTTTCAGTAGAATTCTCATTTATATCCTCAAATTTAAAACCAAAGCTTTTTAAGCTTTCTAAACCCTCTAGAGTTAAACCTTTTTCTTTTAATCTTTTTGTTAACTCAGCTGTTATCTGATCTTGAGCTTTACCAATAACTTCTCTGTCAGCTGTTGGATCATTTATTTTTATACCAAAATCTTTTTCAGCTTTAGCAACAGCATTTTTATACCATTTTTTGTTTCTAATAACTATTATATCTGCTTTTAGATTTTTGTTAAGTTCAGAGTTTATTTTACCAGGCGAAGTACCTCTCATTATTAAGGATAGAGCCATGTTTTGTGTTAAGTGATCAAGACTGTTAGTCTTTAAAAACTTATCCATATCCATACCATCTTCAAGAGTTTGAGCAGTTGTTTCACCAACACCTAACATAACAGCAGAACCAGCTGCTTGGCCACCAACTCTAAAAGGGGTGGTAGCAGTTCTGTAATAAGGTATATTTTCCCTACCAATTTTATTCCATTTAGAAAACAAACCACCAGACTTAGGATTTGTTAAGTATTTCATGTATTTTCCATAAGCAACGCCAACAGGGCCTAACACAGTGAAAGCATAAGGCATTTCTCCAGCGCCTTGACCAAAGGTTTTATTATAAAAATAAAGTTTACTAAACTCTCCTACTGCAGCATTCTGATACTCTAAGTATTTATTATAGGTTTTAGACCCTTGTCTAAGTCTAGCGACTTTAGAAGCATTTAAAGTGCCTTTACTAACTGTAGAGAAATAAGCGGCCTTACTCATTGATCCTATAGTTTCAACAGTTGAGCCAATAGCCCCGCCAAAAGTTGCTTCAGTTAATAGCATTTCACCGGCCAACCTCAACCAAAAAGGTGTTTGATAGCCTACATTATAACTCCACTTACTTTTTAACTCTCCGCTTTTATCAAACCATTTGTCTCTAGATTTTTGAGCTATTTCTCTATCATCTTTAGCAAGTGTATTAGTCCAATTATCAAAATTTTGTACTAATTGATAACTAGTAGATCTTTCATCTGTTGGTAGATACAAAAACTCTTTTGAGCCAACTTTTAAACCTTCACCAAAACCACCTTTTTCCATGTCGTAAGGGCTAAAGTTCAATGTATACACTGCTGATAAATCTCTTATTTCTGAAACAAGCTTATTATAAGCTAGCTTTATAGAACCTGGAGAAGCCACTGCATAATCTAAGTTTTCTAATTTAGCATTAGGATCTAAAGAGTTTTGTACTATTTGATTAGCATCACCACCCATTGCCTCACCTAACTGAGTAAACATACCACCAACAGCATTAAAAAATCCCATAGCAGGGGAACCTCCCATGTACTCATCTCTTTCAACTCCTTTAGGCCCAACCATTTGTGCTAAAGCTTGTATTTTCATATAACTTCTAGTGATCTGAGATTTAATGTCTACGTCGTTAAAATTGTTATTTAAATACATTCTATAGTCATCAAGCTTGTTAGGTATATCAGACATTTCTATTTCCTCTCCATCACTCTCTCTAGTCACTCTATTGTCTTCACCTTTTCTATACAGCTCTCCAGTGTTTTTATCTATTAATAAGTTAGCGGTGTTGTTTTGCATTTCAACACCCATTACACTTTGGATTATTTTAGATCTTCTTTGAGATATTACTTTTAAATCTTTTTCATCGTCTACGTTGTATTTATCCATTAAATACTTTATCTCTAAATTATCGTAGTTAGTTCTTTTTGTTTTTTTATTTGTTATAGCTTCAAAAGAGTATTGGTCATCTTCAAGTTCAGATGCTAGTTCTACTTCACCTTCACTAAAAACTCCAACACCTACAAAATAGTCTTTTCTTGGTGATCTATCTATTAAATCTCCTTCCTCAATAGCTAGGTCATATAAGAAATCTCCTTTAGACACTTTAAACTCAGTCCCTATAAAAAAATCTAAACCTCTACTTAATGCCTCTTTAGTTATTCCTTTAACTTCGTTTTCGGCTTCTTTGTATATACTAATAAAGTCATCAACATCTCCTTCTTCCTCTGGTTTAGAAATACTATGGCTCCATCCTAAATCTTTCAAGCCATTAATATACTCATCAATAGATAAATTATTTTCCTTAGCCTTGTTTGCTAATTCAACATAAGTTATTGTTCCAGTTTCTTTAGTGCTTGAATTATTGAATGTGTACTTAGGAAAATACTTATCTAAAAAGTCTTTACTTTTGTTATTTATTATATCATTAATTTTACTATCGTAAAGCACCTCAGCATCGTTTAGTATTAAGTCAGAAGCAAACTGGATATTACTAGGATCTTCAAATAATTTTTCATATACTAAATCATTAAAGTCTGTTTTAATATTAGTACTAGATTCAATAGTAGGAAGCTCATCCGATGTAATACCTAAAGCATTTAGAAAAGCTCTATTAGAATAAGTGTTTATAGCACCTTTAGAATCCACCTCACCATCAGGTCCTATTGAAAACATTTCAGGAGAAACTTCAAAAGCGTCTCCTGCCTCTTGAACAACTCCTCTTACATCTTCTCTTGCATCTCTATTGAAATAACTAAATATATCACCTGATTCCATAAAATCAGATAAGCCAAAACCTAACTTAATCAATCCACTTTGATTTCTTGTTTGAAAATCAGGTAGCTTATCAATAGGTATTACGTTGTTATTGTAATCAGCATCCGACGAAGCGTTAACTGGGTTTTCTATAATTCTTCCAATGAGTACATCTACAGGATTTCCTATGTTAAAGTTTTGATTTGGTGTTATATCTACATTAGTGGTGCCAGCTTGAAAAATTCCTATTCTATTTTCATAGTCATTTTTAATCTTATCATCGAAAGCCTGTTGTTCAATACCATTAATCAAATTTGATATTGTTTTGCTTTCTTTTACTAAAGACTGATATTCATCACCTTCAACCACTTTAGCAAAGTTACCTTCCTTATACGCTTTTTCTCTTATAGCCTTTTGCTTTTCTGCTATTTTACTAACTTTCTCGCGTAGCTTTACTGGATCGTTTTCGTTTTTACTTTTAACAGGAGGATCAGTTACGACTACTTCTGCATCAGCTTCATCAACGTTATTTATAACATCTACTTTATTACCAGTGTTGTTAATATTGTCAGTTGTTTCGGTTACTACATCAGTGTTTTCTACCAACTCCTTGTTCTCTATAATTTCTTCTTCCAAAATATAATTATTTATTGATTTAACGGTCCTGAGATTTGTGTTGATTGTCTATTGCTACCGGAGGTGCTCGATGAGACTCTTGTTTTAACTTTAAATTTATCATTACCTGTACCTTCAGTATATACAGGTTTGCCATTAACCATTGTTACATGAGGGTTTGGTCCAGTAAAGTAATCTATATAACTTAAATCATCTTGTTTTGTGTACTTACCTCTAGCAGCTCCAGATACAAAACTATTTTTAATTTCCGCTTGTTTAGAACTATCAATATACTTAGTCTGAGCCGGTTTACCGTGATGGTCTTTTGTAACTATCGTTAACATGTTTCCTTCTGTTCCAGACTTAACTTGCCATTGCCCATTAACTTCGCTGTATTGACCAGCATAAACACCTTCTATAGTACCTGGAAGAGAACCATACTTTTGACCTTTAAACCTAGTAGTTAAGTCGTCAGCTGCTTTAGCATTTTCAGCAGGATCGTTATTTCCAGGAGAGTGAGGTAAAACGTTGTTTAAGTAATTTAAATCAGCTTGCATGTAATTTCTAATACCTTCTCTTCTTGAAGGATCATCAACGGTACTAGTTCTAGTAACACCGTTACTAAGTACTCTAAAAGTTTGTTTTGAATTTCCTTGATCTACTTGAGGTAACACATTTCTAGTTATGTATATATCTTTAACGTGTAAAAAAGCTGTTTCTAATAAATTATCTTTGTCGGCTTGAGTAGGGGCGTTGGCTACAGCGTCTATTAACTCTTGTGCTTTTGCAACACCACCATACTTTTGATAGTATTTTTTTATAGCAAGCTCCTTGTCGCCACCGCCAAAAGATAGTATTTTAGAATCTATAACGTCACTAAGCTCTGACGAACCACCAGCAGAAGGATATAAAGCTGTTTCAATAGCGGTATAATTAGGAACATTAACTGTAGAAGTATTTCTAACACCATCGACCACATCTATATTTGTGGTTATAGTTCTAAAATTCTCTTGATTCATGTATGTAGCAGTTCCTTTACTAAGCAATTTTTGTCTAAGATCTTTAACGGATTTTTCATCGTTACCTAGCTTAGTGTAAAGCTCATTTTGTTTCCCTTGCTGGTACATTGAACCTATGACTCCAAAGTCTACAGTTTCATCAGCTTCTATTTCAGTGGTTGTTTGAGCGTTTGCTCCAGTACCTTGAGTTGAAGTAACATCGACTTCTTGATAAGAATTAAAACCTACTGTATTTTGTTCAGGACTTGTTTCTAAGTAAGTAATGTAATCCCATTCTTTACCAGGTAGCAACCTGCCTTTATCGTCAAAAGCACTTGGGTTTCTTTCTAATCTAACTTTACCCCAACCTTCAGAAAAATCATCATTATAAATACCAAATATCTCTGCGTACTTAGAATCGCCTATAAAAATAGCATCCGCCGCTTTACCATCAGATTGTTCAGCTGCTTCAATAGCTCCACCCACTCCTTTAGAAACCTCTGAAAAACCTACAATACTTTGAGCAAAACTATTTGCACCAGCTATTTCTCTAGCTAACATAGTTTGTACTTCCCCGTCTGTAAGTTTACCGCTAAAAACAGCATCTTTCAATCTTTGTTTACCATCTGCAAAAGCCTCCTCTAACTGCCTGTTTATTTTCATAGCATTTTTTTGAGGCATTTGACCAGCTACAGTTTTGCTTTGTTTTTTACTATCTAAAATACCTTTATCATAAGCATCACCTATTCCTTTTATTCTATCAGATAAAAGCTTGGACTTTTTAGCTTGTGCTTGTTGTTTAGCCATTATACTTTTAGAAATCGTGTCACCTGTCTCTTTTAAAGCTTTACCTATATTAGAGTAGCTAGTATCTATTATTTTTACATTTGGATTTGCGTATGCTCCCATTTTTTATTTTTTTAATTCAAAATCAACCTGCAGGAGAGTATGCTGCTGCTCCTATTGATAAAGCTCCTTGAACACCACCTGTTAATGCCGATGTAGAATCTGATCTATATTGTGCCTCTTGAAGAGTAGACCTATCAAGTAAACCAGCCGTTCTGTCAAGCTTTTGCATTTCTCTATTTTCTCTAGTTTGAAAAACAAATTCTTCTCCTTTAGCTTTTAACTGCTCGTTTTGAGCTTCTTGTTTTTGTATGTCAGCAGATATTTGTAATTTAGCTTTGTTCGCTTCTCTAGCCAAAGCTGTTGCTGCGGTGCTAGCGGTGCCCATAGCCTGCATAGTGTCAAGTGCGGTTGCTAAATTCATATCTACTTCTTCCATTTGAATTTCAGCAGCTGATGTAGCTACTGACATGTTTGCATATGGATTTAATATAGGTTGTCTAGTTGCTTCTAGCATGTCTAGTTCACTTTGAAGTCTTTTACTGTCTTCAGCTGCATCATTTGCTGCTTGATTAGCTTTACTACTAGCATACATTCCAGTCAATACGCTAGCAGCAGCCATAGCTATTATCGGTACTGCCATAATTTTTAATTTTAAGATGATTTAACTATTTCTGTTGACACGGCAAATAGTTGTTTACTACCTGTAGTGTTTGTAGTGTTGTCTGTTGATAACCTAACTGTTGCAAAGAAACCTTTTATACCAGTCATACTATTACCAAAAACAACCTCTCCTTGCCTAACCATATTATTACTAACTAAGTTAGCATAATATTTATTTTCTTTTAAATGAAAACCAGCTCTATAAGGTATACCGTTTTCATAATACAATCCTTCTTCATAACTTTTAACACTAAGTGAAGTATCTGTATAAGTACTACCACTAATAACTCTTGACTGGTCGGATTTAAAACTAGTTAGCTCCCAACCATTATCACCTTCATAATTTATTGTTTTAAAGTTTTTAACAATAGAAGGATTAGCATTAAAAGAAAATTCTATAGAAGATGGACTTGTAACACCGTAAAACTCGTTGTGATTATTATCGCTTTCATAGTGTAAGTAAATTTTAGGACCTTTAGTAGTATACATGCTTCCTTTAATACTTATTATGAAGTCTGGTCTATACGTGTAAAAAGTAGTCCAACCTTTGTAGTCATCATCAAAAGCAATAGTGCTATAATAACCAATATTGTTGCTTGTATTATAATCACTTACTTCATCAGTAGTTTTACTACCAGACCTTCTCTGTATAGATACTATATAGTTATTTTTGTAGTTATCATAACTTCCTTCTATCTTATCTTTTTTAAATGTTCTAAATCTAACTTCACCAGAAGACATAGGTATTACAACACCGTTTGTATAAATAAAACCATCCGACTGTCCTGAATTAGTATCTAGTCCAGTAACAAGGCAGTTTGATGTTGTCCAATTAGTCGAACCAGTTGGACGATATTCTACTATAGATCCAACCTCCACGTCTATAGGTACAACGCCAGATGGAAGAAACAATAAAGTTACTTGTATAAAATTTGGAGCAAAACTCAGCAGTGGTGGCTGTGTGAGAGGAAAAGGAGGGTTTTGGGATTGAAGACCAACTTCATCAGATAAATAAGACTGCCTGTTTTCATTTACTTTTTGAAATGTATCTCTAAAATAGTCAGTCATACCATACTTTGATATAGGGGTAATTCCATCTCTAGACAATCTTAGAACAGCATTTCTATCTTTATCAGTAAAGTATCTTCTAAATCCAAAAGAAGCAAAAGACTCTGGGTTTCTACTAATACCATAGTCACCAACATAAGGTGTTACTTGACCTATAACTTTTGGGGACTTTGTTAGTGTAGCAGATCCCTCTGCAGAATATATAGCATCTTTATCTATTAGTGCTGTACTTATTTTATTCTCTTGAAAAACAGTTAAGTTATTATCCATAGCATATATCAACTGTATAGAACCATTATGAGGATCTACAGTTTTTGTTATAGGCTGCGCAGTTGAAAATACATTAGTTTCATTAAAGCCAGTTCTAGAATTATATATACCAGAGTATATTAAACCACTACTTCTATATACAGCATCATTTGAATCCAGCTTAAAAAAAGCTGAAATACCTCTATCCATTATAGTATTATTGAAACCACCTCTAATTCTAGACTCTTCTATAATCCAATTAGAAGCATTATTATCGTCAAAGACTTCTGGACTAGGCCAAGCGTTAGATCTTGGTGATGATGTGGAAGTAGGAAAAGAAGGATAACCATCATTACCATCTAAAAAAGGTAAACCAGGCCAAGCTCCAGCCATGACAGTAGAGTATACATGTCCAGTACCACCAGCAATTGCTCTTGACTGTAGCCTAGGAGTAGTAGTTCTTTTTAACCAAAAAGTATTGTAGTATTCTATTTCTAAAGTATAAGGCATTTACTTAATTTTAATTATTCTTTTTCCAAACATAATATTTAAGCAGGTGATTTGAACCAGACAAAGTACCTGCCTGACCGTTAGCATCGTATATACCTATATTAAAGGTAAACTCTATAGCATCACCTATTTGACCATCAGGAGCACTAGCACCTCCCCATATCATGTCGCTGTTTTCTATTTTGCTATCTCTAACATAGTGTATCGTAGGAGCAAAAGAACTACCACTAGAGTCGTAATTACCGTTTCTCATTTCAAACCAGCTAGTTACGTTTTGTTCAGATCCTAACTCGTGGCGGTCAACCCAATCTGAGGAAGGATTATAATCAACACTTGAGCCTGGCCAAATCGCTAATCCTTCTGGGCCTACATACGAGCCTAAGCTGAAGTCTCCTTTTAATTTAACTCTTCTTGACCCAACATTTATTATATATACAACTAAACCACTTAAGTAACTTGATGAAGATGAAGAAGAACTACCGTTTTCTAAACCTTTTAACGTAGGAACCGTTAAAGGCATTTTATCTCTATAGTCAGTCCAGGCTGAAGAAGGAGCGGGAGCGGCAGCCCAACCGTTGTAACTAGTATAATTTCTAGGTAAATCTGATTGGCCTAAATCTGTAAAAGCAAACAATGGCTGATCAGCTTCAAACATTACATCGTTAAAATTAACTTTTTCCATCCAACCAAAGTCTTCTCTATTGTTGTTTTGGTTAATATAATATCTCCATCTGTATAATTTGTAGAAGTCTCTATTGACAAAACCAAAGTCTGCACATTGTATGTTAGCCTTGTACAAAACAGGTGGTTCGTTTGTTAAAGATAGATTCTGAAAAGTTTTAACTATAACAAGACCTCCAGAAGTAACAAATCTACATTTAGCAGAGTAATTGTCCGCTGATGAAGAATCAGCTTTATAAGTTCCTTGCTTTTTGAGTATAAATGACCATCTAGGTGAAGTACTAGGAGCAACACCAGGCTGAGTAATCTCTAAATCAAATGGAAAATTACTAGAGTTTGTTATAGAGTTTCCGTTAGCATCTAACAACTCAATCATTTGTCCAGTTACATTGGGGTTTGTTATAAAGTTTCCAGAGCTATCAATTAAACCTATCTCATTTGAAACAGCATTACCTACCTGATCGGTTTCTCTCCAAGCCCAGTAAAACCCAGAAGAATCTACAGGATCTGAAGCAGGTAAAGTATCTGACACCCTAGTGTTGAAATCTGATATTAAACCACTTGAAGATGTTTCGTGAAAAATATCTAATGCTGACGTCATTGGCTTTGTTTCAAAAACTTGAAGCTTTTTAGCAAAAGAATAATCTAAAGAATCAACAGTGGATGAATCATCTTGAACATATCTATCGTCAGCAACATTAATAGTTGCTAAATAGCCTAATCTTTTCTTTGTAGAAATAGTTGCTATTAAAGGATTTTCATTACTAGCTAAGTAAAAAGGATCTGTTCCTCCTGTTGGTCCTGGATAAGGATAGTAGCCAGTAGCTCCTGTTGTTCCATCTGTAAATATTTTACCTTTATAATTTGTCCAATCACCAAACTCTCTAAAAGGTTTTATTTGAGTAACTGTTATTTTATCTGCTTCTCTATTCTGCCTATTAACAACTGGATAAAAATTTATACCATCAGCTGCTGTGTTGTATATAGTGTCTGGTTGATAAAGTCTGTTATATAAAATAGTTGAACTAGAGAACTGCGTATCCTGTGGTCCTGGTTCTTGCAAGTCTCTATTTATTTTATTTATATTGTCGTTAAATAAAGGAATATTAAAAACAGTTCCAGGTGAGCTATATGATATTTTCTGCGATCCGTTCCATGTTATGTTACCACTAACTCCTCCAGGTACATATATGTTGTAATAATCATGCATATCTTGTTTTACAACAACTCTATAAGAATACCATCCTAGCGGATTAGTATTGCTATACACACCTAGATAATCTCCAGAAGACTCCTCTTCTATCTTATTATTTATTATCATTTTAAGAGAGTTACCTGGCCAACCCAAAGGATTTGAACCACCACTAGTAAAAGGTGAAAATATTGTAGAATTAGAAACTGATGGATCTGTATTTATAGTACTTATTATAACGTTAGAAGACCTACCATACCTATCATATAGTACTAAACCAACTTGGTAGTTCCGGCCTTGCTTAACGGTGTGATTGTAATATTGTCTTCTAGTTTGAGGAAGTGTTGTTGAACTATTTCCTGTAAAATTTAGTTTTTCAGATATTTGAAGAGAGTAATCTAAGTTGTCAGGGGTTATTGAAGATTGCATAAAGTTTCCATACACAACTCTATTTCCAACTATTTCCAAAGTCTTAGCTCTTATAGGTGCAATGTCACTAGTTCTTGTTATAGTATTTTCTGGTAAAGTTTTTATTGGCTTTTGACAAGAATAAGTATATATTAACTCTTTAGTTAAAGATCTTATTTTAATAGAGCCTCCGCTACCTGAAGCTGGTACACCACCAAATCCAAGAGGTGGTATTATTAAGGTTTCGCCAGATAAATAACCTTTGCCTTGATTAGACAGTGTAACACCTACTATCTCACCAGCTGTTATCGTTACGTTGAATTTAGCTAAAGTTCCACTTGAAGAAGTAAAAGATTGATCTAAAAGAACTGCATTACCACCACCATAATAACCACTTCCAGGAGTTATAGATGTAGTATCTAAAGACTCTATAGGTCCTTTGTTAAAATCAAAAGGCGATAACTCAGAAACAACTTTTACAGCTTGCTCATCTGAAGATTTATAAAGTATTTCAATAGACTTTATATTTAACTCATTAGCTAAGTCACCTAAAGCATAAGGCATTTCAATACATAAATCTACTTCATTTATTTGGTTTTCCATGAACTTGACTATACCTGAAGCTGCAGCTATTTGATCGTCTCCATATATAAAACTACCATATTTTTTAGGTACAAAAGCATGCTGTGAAAATGGTGCCATCAAGGAATATTCGTCATCTTCATACTTAAACCTATAACTAAACCTTGCAAATTTATCTTCTAAGTATTCTCTACTACCTCCTGCTGCTGTAGAGCTATAATCTGGGTTTAGTAAAGATATACCATAAACATTTCCATTAGACCAGTTTAAAGGGTAGAGATCTACAACATCTGCACCGTTAGAGTCTATTAGCCTTAATTCGTCTCCACCAGCGCCAGGTAATATTTCAGCTACAAAGTACCCATCAGTTCCTGGCACAGTTAAGTTTTCTATTTTCCAGCCAAAAGTACTTGGAGGAACTGAATTTCCGTTGTTTATAAAACTATTAGTATTTAAATATGATGCGTTAATACCACTTGCTAATAACAAACCATGATCAGGAGAAGGTCTACTAGTACCTAAAACGTGAGGAGCTGCTGGAAATATAAAATGAGAAGGTAAGTATTTATCCCAAGTGTTTCTAAGCGTAGATTTATACTTGCCAGATATCTTAGTAAAAAACTTTGGTGAGTTATAAGGAGCAAACTTAGCGACAGATATATCATCTTCCTTAGTGTAATATGTTAACGGATTTGATATTGCTGTGTTTATGTTTATCTTTCTAGGTTGGTTTCTGTTATCAGTGAAGAAAACAAAATCTTCAAGCACACTGCTTTGTATAGGGTGTGTTTTAGAAAAGTTCAAAAAAGTACCCTCAACTATAGTGTCAAACGTTTTTGTAAGAGTGTTTATATATACTATCTTATGTGTCGCACCTTGACTATTGTGTAGATCAAACCTAACTAACCTTAACCTTATAGAACCCGTTGTTCCAAATTGCGCGCCATCAAATATTATTATATCACCAATATCAAAAGAACTACTGTCGTATATTCCTCCAACTTGGCTAACTGAGTCAACTTGCCCATTACTTCCTATTACAACTCGAAAAATAGCTCCTTGACCACTACCGTTGGTTGTCCAAATAGCAGGATTATAAGTACCAGGAGTTGCGCCTGTTATGTCTTGAAAAACATTTCTAGTTAAAATTCTACCTTTCTTAATATTTCCGTTTCCAGTTACACTTCGCGCCGAAAACAAGTCAAGCTCACTTGCTGAAGTATCTGAATAGTCAGTAAGAAAAAGTAATATCCTGTCATTAGCAATGTCTACTGCAGATCCTATTATTTCAGAATTTATACTTGTAGTATTAAAATTTGAAATTAAATTGTTTCCTCTAACATTTTCTAATGAACCAACAGAAGCGCCTTCTGAAGTGCTTACAGATATGTTTACACCTTCTCTATACTCTCCATTAGGAAGTAATTTAGCATCCAAGTCTTTATTCATCTTGGATTTTACAAAAGTATTTTTAATCTCTGGCATAATTAATGTTTAATCCATTTAGATTTGTTTCTCATTACTTGAGCAATTTCTTCTACTTTAATATTGCTTAACCTTATTTTAGCATTTCTATAAGCAGCTGATCTTTCCCTTTTGTATCTATTTATTACATACTCAGGTATACCTCTTCTAGTAGACAATATAGCATGTATTATATGCATGTATATAGCTTGCTCAGCTAGCTTAGGTATTTTCATGTCTTTATCGTATGCTAAACCATCTGACACGTATTCTAGTATTATAACTTTGCCTACTAAGTCACTAGTAAAGGAAAATTTACCTAAACGCTCATTTATAGTAAACTTACCATTAATTTGAGCTTCTTCAGGTTGAAGACCATATCTTTGACCTAAACCAGTATGAACTCGTATATCATTCCAGTCATTTTGGAAATCTGTAGTTAATTGTTGTGAAGCCCATCTATCGTCTGTTATAGAGTTTTGAGATTCTAAATTATCACCTAAGTAATCTTGCATAGGAATACCTTTACCATCTTGTATTGGTAATTCTGTTGGATTACTAGTTACTCTAGTAGGGTATATTATATGTTTGCCACCGTTACCATCGACCCAAGATACCTTAACGTAATTAACATAGTCTTGCGGTATAGGAACTGATAAGCTATTAGGTATACTAAGCTCCTGTGATTTAACTACTTTAAGTAAATCGTAAGAAAACTCTTGTAAACCTCTTTTAGCATGGAATATTACATCTGTTTTATTTACCCTAGCAATTACTTTTTCGTAACCTACATAACCAACTATAAAGTTATTTATAATATCATCTAAAGAAATATAAGAATAACTACCATAATTAGTTTGCCTTAATTTAACTTTTATAGCTCCAGCGGAAACAGCTGGGTTAAATGTTATTTTGTTGTTTGATACTGAATATAAAGACTCGCTTAATAATGAAAAAACAAAAGGAGCAACCGTCTGTGGAGCTGTAAAAACCTCATAGTTAGAAAGAGTAGGAGGATTGTTTGTTGCTAAATCAAAAAGTTCTACATCAAAGTTGGCATCAATAGTTGCTACAGATGCGGCGGGGTTGTATAAAAATATTTGTTCACCTGAGTAATACTCTGAATTTGTTTCGTTAATAAGTCCCATCTATTATTTTTTTTCGTTAACCTCTTCTTTATTTATTTGAGCCATAGCTGTTTGTACTATTTGTGGATCTCTAATAACTATACCTGAATATAGTAATATGTTTAGAACAATCTCTGTTCTTTCAGAGTTGTGTAGACCAAAGTCCACGTAACCTTGCTGTGATGAAGACATTAGACTAGCACTTGTAAGAGTTATTTTTAAAGGTCCACTTGTTTGAGAACCAAACTGAGCCTGATCAAAAGTTATTTCTTCACCCACAACATATCCAGAACCAGGATTAGTTACTTGTATACTTGATACAACACCACCACCAAGTGTTGTAATTGTAAATTCAGCTCCAGAACCACTACCGTTAGTCGTATAAGTTGCATTAACAAAGTTGCCAATATTAGGCTGTGGAGTACTGCTATCAAATGAATTTGTTATAGCATACTCTATGTCTCCTATATTTATACCATCAGCTATGTAATCATAGTTAGTAAAAGAGTATTGACCTAGATTACCCATTACATATCCCCACCTAATATCTTTAGGTTTCTTTACGTACTGCATTTTAATGTTAGCAGGATCTATTATTGTGTTAGGATATACTATGGCTTTATTGTCTTCGTATAGATATATAGGACAATTCTTACTAGGTTTAGTAAGTTTAGATTTGGAAATGTTATAATATTCATTTCTAGTTAATCTCTGCATCTCTACCGGTTCAACACCGCCTTCATATGTAACGCTGTTTAGCCTATATAGCTCGCTAGGAACTGTAAAAGGATTTACACCAGTTATAGTTTTTACGTCGACAGGATTAGCTTGTATATTTTCAGTTTTAAATTCTGCAATTTTTTCGTCAGTGTTGTATACTCTATTAGCATAATCAAAGTCAGTTTGTTGTACTCTAACATTTTGATTTATGTCTTCAAAGTATCTCTCGAAAGTTTCTCGCTGTACTTGACTACCTATTTTATTGAATTCGTCTGGCGTCATGTAACCACGCTGTTCTTTATTTAGTATTAATAATACTGTCTTATATACTGTATCTACGCTTACTGACATTTTAATATTTTAAAAAAGAGGCTGCAGTTTGCAACCTCTTAATAATTATAATCACTTATTATTTTAACTTTTTCTCTACAGTTTTATAAACTTCAACACCTTCATCAGTTTTAAACCAAGCAGCTAGAGCTGAATATGGGTTTTCATCAAAAGGAATAGTCATTAGTTTACGACCGTTAGAGGTCCAATTAAAAGTTCTTTGATCTTGTGATAATTTTATTATTTTATTTTCACAAGCCAATATACCAAAGTTTCTAAGCATAACGTTTTCATCATTAGCTAAGCTTATAAACAATTGTGGGTCTTTGCTAGCAAATAGTATTAGATCTCTTTTAAGTTCCTTAGAACTCATCTTAGCGACATCAGAGCCGTATTCAACTCTCATTATAGCTTCTGCTTGATCAATATCCATAGATCTAGCTATTGTCATAGCATCAACTTGAATATCTAAAAAGTCTAAGTCATCTTTAGCATCTTCTACAGGGTTAAATTCATAAAATCTTTTTCCTAAACCAGGATGGTATAAAGACATTATTTTCTGTAACACTTGGTTTTCTTTAGGCACTTTTAAAACGCCTTTATAAAACACAACATGCCCTAACAACACATTGTCATCTTGTTCATCTACGAAAGGTGACATTTGGTTAGTAGCATATCTTATCTCTCTATTGTAACCTTTTTCTTTATCAAACCATAACAACGGGCTTCTTTTGTTAGACTTAGCCTGCATCCTAAGTGTTAAAGGAGTTAAGTTTCCTGCTAAGTAATAAGTTCTATTTTTAAATTCCCAATTTGGAACAGTTGTTGTTGATTGTTTTTTCTTTTCTTTTGTTTCCATAATATAATATAATATAATTTAAAAAACTAGAGCGCCGAAGCGCCCTAGCATTTATTTATCTATTAAGATCTAAATAACACGAAGTTATTAGCACCTTGAACACATAGACATCTTTCAGATAAGAAATGTACTAACATCTTATCAACCCCAGAAGTATATGCACCACCGACAGAACCAGTGATCCAAGACTTCATTCTTCTATCATCTGCTTCAGAAGCTCTATATCTTACGTGTAAGAAAGGACGTCTGATGTTTTGACCTAACATTTGATCGTAAACAGTAGATGTTCCAGCAGGAATCATAACACCTTCAACAGTGTCTGCAAGAGAACTTGGAGTAATAGCTGACATTCCTAAAATACCTCTAGTAGAAGCATCATTTAGATATTTCCAATCAGTTTTATAGAAGTCATAAGAACCTCTTCTAAAACCAGAAAAACCTAAGTTAAGTGCCATATCAGCATCATTGTTGAATAAACCAAAGCCAGTACCACCGTTTCCAGAGTCCATAGACTTAGCTAACATATCATCAAATTCTAAAGCTAAAGCTCTATTTAAGAATAACATGTTTTCTTCAATTGCTCCTTCTTTATCTAATTGCTTTAAGATTTCATCAAAGTCTTCAACAGCTCCAGGACCAGCAGTACCAGAAGCGAAACCATCATATATTTGACCTCTATCTTTAATAGCAGCGAATAAACCTTCAGAACCATCATGTGTAGCTGTACCGTTAGCATTTTTCTTAACTGATTCAACCATCATCATTTCCATATAGTCTTCAAAACGTAGTCTTGTTTCAGACTCAGCTTTTAAATACCATAAGTATCCAGATGTTCCATCTTCAGTAGCTACTTCAACCCAACCGATTTGAGCAGTATCAGAACCGTTAACTTCAAATTTGTCTCTTAAAATAACAGGTTTGTTATTATATTGAGTCATTTGTGGAGTTAAAGTACCAATTAAAGCATCGTCAGATCCTTTAGCATACTCAGAACCAAATACAAATACAGTAACTGCGTCATTAGCTGAAAATATAGCACCAGTACCAGTTGTTAAACCAGCAGCAGTATAAGGCTTCACATCAATAGTACCTGTAGTAGCAGCAGTTCCACCAGCAATTGGCAAAGAAACAGTTACTTCACATACTAATTCTCCAGCAGCACCTTGAACAACTATTAATTGACCTACTTTAATAGCGTTAACCTCAGTCGCGCCAAAAGTAATAGTAATAGTGTCGTTGTCAGTAACTACACAAGATTCATAACCTACATGTAATCTATTTTGTTCAGACCAAATAACTTGATCAGAAGACATTGGCATCTCAGCACCAACCATTCTCAAGAAACCACCAATAGTTCGGTTTCCGTATCTCTCTACTTCTTGCTCATAAAGCTCAGGTAGATATTGTTTTGCAAAATCAGAAAAGTTATTTGCAGAACTATCAGTGAACTGTAAATAATTTTCGTTTAATGCAGTTCCCTTAACTGGATGCGGTACCAGACCAGGGGATTGACTTGCTAAACTCATAATTTTTTAATTTTTGTTTATTTTTTATTTATTCTTAGTTTCAACTTAGAACTGTTTACTCCATCAACAGCTTTTACTTTTAAACCATTTATAAACACATCACCTGTGGACGTAGTCCTAGGTTTGTTGTCTACATTTTTTGACTTTGCCATCATATCTTTTACAGCATCGGCCTTGCCTTGCTCGTAGAAATGACTCATTAAAGTATCAGCATTTTCTGCAGTGTAAATAGCTTTGTGATAATCATTGTAATTCTTTATTTCGCCCGCTTTGTCAAAGAACTTCCCTACAAAGTTGTTTAGATTAGATTGTTTATCAGCAAGACTTTCCATGTCGTTAACATTATACCTAAATCTTTTTTCTGCAACATTAAATTCAAAACCTTTGAATTCGTCAGAGAAAAATTTCTTAGTATTTTCAGAGAAACGACCATGTTTTTCTTTTACTTTTTCTTGTTCTTGGTTGTATTTGTTATAAAAGTCTAAAGCCTTTAATTGCTCTTGAGTAGCGCCTGGTCTCAACTTGATCTCATCGTAATACTCTTTTTTTAAGCCCTCTAAATAGCCTTTTGCTTTTATAATTTCTTCTTTGTATGCTAGTTTTTTCTTTTTAACAGATCTTTCCTCGTCAACTTCTTCGTCATATGAGAATTGATCTTCTAGCACAAAATTAATTTCTTCGTTATTTAAGTGTGGTTTAACTTTTGAATAATACTGTCTTAACAGCTCATCGTCATTTATAGATGAATAATCAGCATTTAACCTTACATAATCATTAATATCACCACCTGTGTCCTCCATAAACTTAACTAGTTTATCAATGTTCTCAGGTAAAGGATCTTTATCTACAAGAGGTTTTATTTCTTTATCTTGTTCTATTTCTACTATCTTAGATTCTGTTTTGTCTTTTATATCTTCGTTAGTTTCTGAATTTAATTCTACTACTTCCTCTTCTTGTTTTTCTTCTTTAATTTCTTCTATAGTTTCTTTTTCAACTTCTTCAGTTTCTAAAACTATTTTTGGAATATCTTCAGCTTCTTGCTCAGGTTTTTTATCACTTAAATCTACTTTTATAACTTCTTCATTTTTTGAAGAAAGTTTTTTAGGAGTTTTCTTTTTTATAGGCGCTAAACTCCCAGCGTCTTGTTTTTGGTTTTTTGTTGACATAATATAATATAATAGTTGTTTTTATCTAGGAACAAACTGCTCCAAACCAAAGCCTTCAACATTGTCATTGCCAGCTGACTCAAAATTAGTCGGCATCGAGTCGTTTTGTCTTTGGTTTATTAACTCACTTTGTTGAGTTGCTTGTATTCTAGTTCTTTCGTCTTTTCTGTTTTCTTTTGATTCTTCTACACTTTTCTTTCCTTCAGATTGTGCTTTTGCTAGTTCTATATTGTATTGAAACTCTTGTTCCATTAACTGTCTTTTAATACTAGCTTCCATTTCCATTCTTTTTATATCAAACTCTGACTTAGCTTGTTCTACTTGAATTTTTTGCTCTGTTATAACTTGATTCTTTTGAGACTCGGCCAATGCTGCTCTTTCAGAAGCTTGAGCATTAGCATTAGATTGAGCTTGTATATTTTCCTGCTGAATCTTACGCTCTTGATTAATTTTAGCTTTTCTTCTTTTTTTAAGCATTTGGTTAGCTAGTTTTAAATTATTAACCTCTCTAACATCTATAGCATCTGCAAGATCTATTTGACCTCCTTTTAGAGCTATTTGAATATTTTGCTCAAGTAACTGCTTTTCCTCCTCGTCTGGTTCTAATTTTATGAATATACCAAAATCATGTAAGCTAGATTTTCTTAGTTCTTCTAAAGTTTTAGTATTATACATGGATAAGCTATTAACAAAAGCTGAATAAGTGATAGGAAAAGTAATTGAGTCTGCTATTCTCATAGACACGTTCTCACAAGTCTTTAAAGTTAAGTATAAACTCGATTGTAATATATGTCTAGTGGCTGTATTTGAATTAGCAGCAGCTAGCTTTTGTAAACCTACTAAAGCGTATTTATCTGGTGTGCTTCCATCTCTAGCTTCATTTAGACCGGTAACGTCTCTTATCATTTGTAAATAATATTGATAAGTTTGTATTAGAGATTGTATCTTATTCATACCATTTGAAGAAGCTAGTTCTTGAATAGGTACTTTGCCTGGGTTTCCAGCTCCATCTTGAGTAAAAGATCTACCAACTATACTACCAGTTTGAAAATACATATTTAAAGCTTCTGCCGGGTTGTAGCTAGTGCCATTTCCTAGATCAACCTCATTTAACCCATCCATATCTACGTAAACACCATCTGGAACTATCCTAGACATTACCTGCTGAAGCTTTAGGTGTGTTATCTGTATCATGTCGGCAAATGTGGTAACTCTATTAACTATAGAGTCTATTCTTCCTTTGTACATTCTAGGAGCACATATAGAATAATTCATATTCACTTTGCATATGTCAGCTTCTGGCCTTGTCATATTATTAGACATATCCCAATTAAGCATTTTATTAAAGCCTAGTATCTTAGCACCTGTGTATAACACTTCTATAGATCTATGTGCTTTTTTAAACTTATCGCTTGTTGGAGCTTCTAAAAAGGTGTCTTGCTTTTCTAAAGCTTTTTCTAAACCGCTTTGAGTTTCTTTAATTTTAAAAACTTGATCGGTGTAAGTTTTGTATTCAAAATATAATACTTGAACCGTTTGATCATCATATCTACCATTCCAATTCCTTGTATAGTTTTGGTTTCCTGGATACTTTTGAATCTCTTCCATATCACTTGGTGTTAAATATGGAAACTGCTTTTTTAATTCAGGTATACTTATTGATTTAACTTCACCTACGTAATATATGTCTTCAAAATTAGGATCGTCAGTGTATGAATAAACAAGACAAGAAGGATCTACATAGTCTACTGTTATACCTTCACTTCTATTCCAGTTTGTTTTAACTGCACCTATACCTAAAACACACAGGTCATAATTTACTCTTCTTCTAGTTAAATCATATTTGTTTTTATCCAACACAAAGTTTATAGCTTCTTCCTCCGCCACTTCGATAGACTGTTTGTAATCTAACTGCATATGCAGGTCTAAATCATCTAAAGTTTTTGGTGAATCTTCACCTTGTGGACTTTTAGTTAAGTCCATACCTGTTAATTGTTTGACTTTGTCGTCGTAGTCTTTAGTTATTATGTCTAAATATATATCATTGGCATAATCTGTTCTTAACTTGTTAGAGTCAGGATCTTGAGCGTAAGCACTTATTTCGTAACTCCTCTGTGATAATCCGTTAACTAATATATCTACAAACTTAGATATAACAGGTATTGGCTTCCAGTCTAAATTCAAATATGATAAATCCCCATTAATGGATAGTTCGTCCTTATATTTTTGTATAGACTGTTCACCTCTAGCATAAAGCCTTAAGTTGTGGAAGTTGCTATAATTAGTTGCAAACCTATCACTGTAACCTCTATTGTTTCTAAACCATTCATATTCTATAGCTTGACCGACTCTCAAGCCATACTCGTATGTATTTTTTTCTGCTTCAGGTACTACTTGATCTGGAAACGAACTATTGTTATTTGCGTTAGCTATCATTTATATTATTTTTGAAGAATAACCAGTGTTATCATATTTTTTAATTCCTAAGTTCATAGACTTTTTAGACAATTTAGCAACAGGAGTATACCTGTTCTTATTACAAGCCATTATAGCTAGACCAGAGCTTATAGAAGCATCGTGTTTAGTTCTATTGTTTATATCAAAAGAGCTCCAATCCTCTAAAGTTTTTTGAAAGTACATGCTACCATAATTATTTTCTCTTAAACCAACAAAGTCTTCCACGTAACTCTCTATTGCAGCAGCATGTGCTTGCTTAATATCTTCGCTAGAGTTAGGTATTCCACCTATTTCTTTTTCTGTAGGTGATAATTTACTCCATACTTTATCAGGTCTATTAATGCTAAATCCTCTATAACCTCTTCTTTTAAAATAATACAGCAATCTTGGTTTATTGTTTTCTGCTAATATAGGCATACCGTAAAATATACAAGCCATTAATACATCTTCAAAAAATATCTCTGCCGTTTGAGGCCTAGATATGTACTCTAAAAAGAAGAAATTAGCAGGAGCTTCTTCCATACTAAACTTTGTTAAGCCATGTAAAGATCCATTAGATCCTTTACCGTCAACAGTTCCTGATATGTCGTAGCTATCACATCCAAAAGCACCTACATGATCATTACCAGGAAACTTCATACCATTTTTTAAAACTAAGTTGTTTTGTAAATGAAGTTGAGGTATCCAAGAAATTTCAAACCTACCGTTCTTGTTAGGCGTAAACAATACTTTAGTATCTTTGACACCATTGGCCCACATAAAGTTTCCTTTAGTTATATTTAAACTGTTCTTTATGTCTTCGTTGTAATCTATTTGTTCGTATATTTTTGTAAGATTAAACAAACTGTTTTTAGTCTCATCTCTAAAAGCGTGTTGTTCTGTTCTTGGAAACTGTCTATAATATTCATTTAAACTGTCTGGATCAGACTTTAGTCCATCCACTTCGTTTTCCCAGTGTTCTATAACTCCTGTGTCAATTGGCAGATTGTCAACTCCGATTGTTTTATTTTTTGGCGTAGTGAATACAGGTGATCCAAAAGTATCCATGAATCCTTCGTAGTTCCACTCCATAGGGATGAAAAGAGAATAGAGTCCGCTAGAAGTTTGTCCGTTTCTATTTCTTTTTGTAACGTCTGAACTGTTGTAGAGTTTTTTAAAGTTGTTTCCACCTTTATCTAATGCGTTTGAAGTTGAGCCCATCATACACTTGCCTACGATTTTTGATCCTAATCTTAGTGTAGTTTTTGTAACTCTCCAATTGTTTAATATATTGTCCGGTCTTTCCCATTTTCCTGATTCGTCGTGTGCTAATATTTTTAATTTCTCACCATCGTAAGAGTTATCACCTGTATTTTTCCAGTCAATAGTTGTGTCTAAACCTTGAAGCTCTTTAAGCTGTGCATTAGTATCTAATTTACGTCTAGTAAGTTTTGAAGCTGGGACTCTATATGCCAATTCGGTCTTTGGACGGTCCATTCCATCTTGGATTGGTTTGAAGAAAAACGGATAGTTAACGGATATTGGTACAACTTTATCCGTGAACATTTTTTTAGCATCTGCTCCAGACTTCGAAAGGATACCGAATCTGGCATCACTAGATATTGTGGCTTGGTTAACGAGTTCAGCTGAGGACATAAAAGAAAATCCAGACCGTCTGTTTTTAAGGTAGCACATCCCATAACATCTATCATCTGCCTTGCATGCCTCCCAAAATATAAAGAAGAGTCTATTTGCTTCTCTATAGTCGGCTGCGCCAACATCGATTTTTGACCATTGCAAATACATGTAATGAGTACCAGTGATGTAAGTAGGCTTACCATTATTAAAAAACCAGTAACCGTCTGATCTACGTTGAAATTCTTCATCAATGTAATCAAACCATTTTTCTTTAAATTCCGTAGGATATTCATTCCAATCAAATCTACTTTTTATTCTTGCTAATTCTTTCGGGTACTCTTGCTTTTCCCAGTATTGTTTCTCTTGCTCTTCGCTTCGTTTAAAGCATTTATATTCCGCTGGTAATGCAATACGGAGGTTTTGAATCTCAATGATCTGTCCAATTTGTCCAGTTTTACTTATATTTACAAAATCATAATCTTCGTTATAACCATATTCCCATTTTTTATACCTATTTTGTTTAGATAATATTTTAGGGTTTATAACATCTTTTACTTCTTTCCAAAGTGTTTGTGTGTAACTCATTTGCTACGTCCTTCCGCAAACTGAAAAACTCTTTCTGGTTTTTTATCTTCTTTAGATTTACCATTAAGCATTTCTTCTTCTTCAGTAATTCTAGTGAGTATTTCAAAAGCATCCATTATAGCTAGTTTTTTAGTAGCGGCAGCATTCTTAAGTCTGTCAGCGCTTACATCGTCATCTGAGTCTACGATCTTTTCTTTTGCCACCTTAATTAACTCCTCAATTGCCTTTTGCCCAGCTTGGATTATTTTCTTTTTCGTTTCCTTCGTATTCATGCGTTACGGCTATATCATTAGATTTCATACAATAAAGGCGTTCGCCTTCTATAATAAACTCAAACTCTGAGTTGGGAGT